ACTTCATCACCACCCTTTCCTACATTTCTAAGTCCGTTACCTATTCCTTTTCTTCCAACACCATCGCGATTACCGATGTATATTGTAGCATTATCATCAACCATAGTAGATATGGTGTAGTTGCCATCAACAGGAAAATCAATACTCTCCCATCTTATAATATGAATACCAGCATATGAGTCAGTTGAAGCATTTGGTCTTTTAGAATTTCTTCTAACAACTTTATCAACTCTATTCTGTCTAGTAACATATCTTGAATCTGACTCCTCTAATATTTTAACACTTGAAATTGTGAGCAGTCCGTTTTGATCATATCCATCATTAATGTCATCATCAAATCCAATCGTAGTCTTATCAATGGGTTTAAATCCACTCGTTTGACTACCACCAATTACTTTAATAGGATAAGTTTTGCCACCGGTAAAGGTGCCAGAACCTGTAATAGTTTCTTTTTCCTTACCAGCTAAACGAGTTTGTCCTCTTCCTAAGTTTAACTCATTAATATCTCTTTGAAGTTTTAAATCATTATCATCGGTTTTAATTATAATCTCCTTAGAAAATACTCCTGAAGTGAAGAGATTGTCATTGACTTTTAATTTGAAGTCAATTTTTATTCTACCACCACCAGTTACCTTAAGAAATAATTCATCTCCATCTTTTACAATTGATGCTTTTGGTTTTGGTTGTGGTCTTTCAACCTTAACTTCTTCTCTCTCTACAGCAGTAGGATCAAAAGGTAGAACACCATATCTGTTTATAAAATTAGAGTCTCTGCCAGCATTTGGATTTATTCTCCATAATTTTCTATCTGCCTTATTAATATAATCAAGAGTGTTGAATACAACTTCGGGTTTATCCCCCGTTGATGTCGTAGATCGTTTTGACTTAGAATCATTTTGAGATTTATTTGATTTAACCGTAATTGTATCAGTATCTCTACCGGGCTTATCCTTTTTGATATCTCTATTTGATCCGAGAAGTCTATCACCTATTCTAATTCTTTCTACAGCAAGACCAAACTTACCGGGATCATCATCCCATCTAAATCTTACTTTGATTGTTCCATCCTTGCTGGTATCATAAATCAACCTCTTTCCATCACGAGAAAATCTTGCATCAACATCAGAACTAAGAATTTCAAGATGAGCATTAGCATCGTCTCCATCTTCATCATACAACTTTATTAGTAGACCATCTTTACTGACATCTATTTTTTTATTTACTGGACTTAGACCTCTATAATCAATCAACAATTCTTGATTCCCTGTTGATGCAGGAGGTGTCTTCTCTATCTTTTCAAATTGCGGTATATTGAATACATCACATCTTATTTTATGAACACCTGCTTTAACATATTTCTTGAATACATCAGGTCCACCTTTGAATTTTCTAAATTGGAAAATTGATTGATTGTCGAGATAAACTTCACCAACATTATCTGCCATTGCTTTGAAGATATACTCACCATCGTAAGGAAAATCTTCTTGGTAAACAAATGAATATTGAATTCCTGCAAAATCACTACCAGGCACGTTTGAAGGTGGCACTGGAGAGATAGCATATGAATTCATAAAACTATCATCAATTTTTTTAACAACTTTTCTCTCTGCTCTAAATTGACTAGAGTCTTCAACTTGATAAGTTAGGTCATAAGTGCTATGACCGTTAAGTTTTCTTCTGTTATCTGTTTTAAACTTACCTACAGTTGCCTCAATCTGTAAGTCATCATTATCATTGGTAGATGCCGTAAAGTCTGCGAAAATTTTAGTTCCATCAGTAAATTTTTTATCAAGTTCTTTTGCATCAGCACCAAAATTTTTAAGTAATCCTTGTTCTACACCTTCACCTCTAAATTCTCCTGACGCATTAACAGTATAAACTGAGTTTGCTTTTACTTTTATTTTTACTTTACTAACTTTATCTTGTTTAAAACTATCTGCTTTAATTTTAAATCTATGATCACCATTTTTTTCAACAAAGGTAAACATTAATCCTCTGTCAAAACCACCTTGTGTGAAAACCTTGAACTCTACTTCTTTAAAATTTTCTTTTTTGTTAGGGATTTTCTTTACATCTCTTGAACCACCCCATGCCCAGTGCTGAACATCAAATTTAGACGTGCCTTTCTTATCGTCACCAATTATTTCTATTGGTCTTGCTTTTCTTGTATTCCACCAACCATTTCTTAAAGAATTTAAAAATTGCTGGTAAGCAATAATTTCTCTTCTAATTGGGTCAACCTTTAAAGATGCATAAAGAGATGGATCCCACTCTCCTATATCTTCACCATCAGCACCAATTCTTCTACCAAAACTTACAATTTCAGGAGCACAACTTGAAAAATCATATTCTTCAAAATCATCTTCGCTTTCAAATGTTTGTAATGTTCCTACCTTACTAGGAGGACAGAGGCTTGCAATAGCAACAGCGCCAGCACCTACACCATCTAGGTCAACAATATCTACTTGAGGTGCAAATCTATATCCATATCCACCATCTATCAAATCCACTGCAAGAAGTGAACCATCATTTCCAATGACTGGATTAGCAACCGCACCAACTCCACCACCACCATTAATGTAAACTCTAGGTACTCCAGGAGTTCCAGTGGCATCTGGTTTTAATGATCCATCTGGATTGTAAATATCTAATCCAAAAGTATTTTTACTACTATCCTCACATCCACTTGTAGGTATAGTCTTTGGTAGAAGGTCATCGGTAGTGAGATCGTTTACCTCATTAATATTAAGATATCTAATTAAATCTCTATTCTTAAAAATAAACTGAGTCCCAGGATTTAACTGAGCATACTTATTCGCATCATATCTGCTTACACCATCAACGTATCCTCTATTCGTCGAGATATACCCGACTTTGATGTCGCAGATAGTAGCAGGACCAAAGAGGTTGAATGACATTATTGATTATACTTTGTCTTCATATTGAGTATTTATTATATAAGTTCTAAGTCACCTTCGGCAACTGGTTCATTATTTTGAGATGCTTCAAGTGCCGCGTCTATCCCCGTTGGATCCGATCCACTTGGAGCACGATCTTGCTGACCACTGGTGGGTTGAATATAACCAACATCTTCTTGACCTGCAGGAGTCTCAGTGCTAGGATCTGCAACTGCTTTCTCAACTGCTGCTGCGCTTGGAGTTTTAGCATCAGGTTGACCTGCACCACCACCCTGTAGTGTGTAGTAATCATCTACAGGACAATTTGGTTCAAGTTCACAACCAAAAATATTTAGTTTAATATTTTCAAATCCAAATGCTGCAGTTAAACTTCCAGAAATATCTGGTATTTTATTCATTACACCGTCTAATACGCCACTGACATTAGCAAGTTGTTTTTGCATATCATCAAGAAAATTATCCATATTTTCAATGATGGAATTATTTGCCTCTTCAATCTCTGGTTGAGCTGATTTAAAGACTTGTGCCGTAATATTTTCAGCATAACAAGCAGGAACCTTAGGTGCTAACCTTCTATAAAGTGCATCATCTCCATTAGCACTCTCTGCTGCACGTTTTGCTTTGTTTTCTAAATCTCCTAATCCTAATGCTTTATCAAGAATACCCTTTAATAAATCACATAGTTTTCCTGTAATTTTATTGTAAAGACAAAGGATTAGTTCATTAAGAATTTTTTTCATATCAGCAAACTGATATCTCATACTAGATGGCATTGCTGCAACAACATTAGTCAACGCTTGATTTAATTTTTTAAGGACAAATTCCATCACTTTGTCCATCAAAGGTTTCATATATCTCGCAACTTCACATGCTATATCGTTTAAAACCTTACGAATATCATCGATTACATTTGATACTCTATCAATGTAACTTTGAAATGTGTTGATATATCCTTCTACTTTTTTTACAAGATTATCAAGGGCAGTTTGAATTGCTTTTGAGTTTGACGTTGTAAAACTACAATTGCTGAGTATGACACCCTTCTCCTGATACATGCTATGTCTTTTCGTATCACCTGCTGAAATGACTGTTACATCATCAACACCCTCAAGTGTGGGTCCTGATTCAACTGGAGCAATTGGAGAATTATCTTTTTTATTTCGATTGCGAATACCCTGAGCAACCCTTTTCTTTTTCAGGTCCTCATATTCAGGACTACCCTTCTCATATCCAAGTGCCTCTGCTTCAGCAATGGCACTTCGCATATCAGCAAACTGCTCATCAGATAGAGGTTTGCTTGGATCTAATCCATAATTATTATTAGCAGATAGTCCTCCATCTTTTTGTGCTGCCTCTTTTATCTTATCAGCAGCAACATCCTCTTTCTGCTTCTCAACAGATTTTGGTTTTGTGACTCTTAGGTCATCATCAGGAACAACTGGATTTGGACCACCCTCTGCAGGGACGTTGGGTGGTGGATTTCTACCCTCAGCAACACCACTAGTAGCTAAAGGTCCAGGTGTGTTATTGCTGACTCTATTATCACCAATCTTTGCCGACAGTGGAACCTGAACATTATGTCCAAGTACACCCATGATGACTGGTATCTGTTGATCCTGCCCATCAAGGAAGAATCCAAACACCATCATACCCTGTCTAAGGTTTGAGGTATGAGAAGTAGAGGTTTGACCACCGCCACCCGTTACTGGATACATTAGCTGTGCCCAGGGCAGTTGATCAGAATCAATGGATTCTTCACCTTGATCATGAAGACCGATGATTCTTACTTTATATCTTCTACCCCAACCATCAGGTTTTTGCGTATCTTTATGTTTTCCCGGCAGAATATTATCTCTCCAGGTGGCATCGTCAGCAATCT